TATTTAGAAGTTGGAATACCTTTTTATAAAGAATTAGGTGAACCAGTAAGTTATCAAAAGAAAGTAGAACTTCAGTATGAAGATTTACCAATACCAATAATAGGATATGTTGACATGGAATATTCTGATTGCATCAGAGATATAAAGACTACTGCAAAAAGACCATCAGCATTACTAGAACCAGTTCAACGACAAATTGCTTTGTATGCAAAATGTCTTGATGTAGATCGTGCCTATGCCGACTACCTTTATGTAACCAAAACGAAAGCAGAGGTTATTTCATTTGAGGTAGATGATATAGACATGAGAATAAATGAGGTGTATAGGGTTGCATTAGCAATGATGAACCTTTTACAAAATAATGATATTAACTCTTTAGTAGAGCAATTCTACCCTGACATGACATCGTTTATGTGGGATCAAACTAGTATTGAAGTAGCTAAAGAACTATGGAGAATAAAATGAAACCAAATAATGAATTGATTAATGCTTTGATAAAAGCTTTTACTAACATGAACAATGCAAGTAAAAATAAAACTAATACTTTTCACGGAAACTCTTATGCAACATTAGAGTCTTGTTTAGAAGCTGTAAAACAACCTTTACTTGATGAAGGAATTATGTTTTTACAACGCTTTGAAGAAAACGATAAAGGTGTTTGTGTAGAAACCATATTTTATGGTCATAGCAGTGAATTATCATCAGGCAAAATGTTTGTTCCTGCTGATAAAAACAACGCACAAGGCTTTGGAAGTGCTATGACATACGCAAGAAGGTACAGCTTAGTAACTGCTTGTGGCATTGGTGCAGGAATAAAAGTAGAAGAGAACGCTACTGTAGAATCTACAGGTGCAGATGATGATGGAGAAAAAGCTATGCAACGAAATAAACCAAAAGTTGTTAAGCAACCAGTACAAAACAATGACGAGGATTCATTCTAATGGAAGTACCTATGTGCATTCAAAAGAAGTCAAAGAGCAAATACACAGTTGATGACTGTGTGTTTCTCTGCCTTAGAAACGCTTACATGAACAATAGATGGCTTATGTTCCATGAAATACAAAGAATCATTAGTGAGCAAACAAATAAGTTCTTTGGAGAAGCCACCATATCTGCATCTATTCGTAATATGAGAAAAGATTACTGTAGAAAAGCCTATAAATTACCTAGATATGGTGAGATAGTTAGTAAACGAAGAAAACATAACAGTAGAGGTTATGAATATAAATTTGATATAAGAGAAACAAAATGATTAAAGAAGTTGAAATGATAAAAATGCGTAAGGATATTGAATACCTAATACAAAATTACTTCTTTACTAGGTCAGGTTTGGCAAAAGCATTAAATATTTTACCAAAACTATTGCGAGATTTTGTTGTAGAAAATGTAACACCACAAGATGCTAATTTTTATATGATGCACGATAAAATTAAAACAATAAAAGAACAGATTAAAGAAGCAGAAAAGTACCAACCATTAGAACAACCACAAGATAAAAAACAAAACCACGAATGGTTATTAATGCACGAACTCTTGGAGAAACAAAATGAACAAAGCTAAATTAGTAGAACTAGCGGAAGAAGTATTAACTGATATTGATATTAATATAAAAAGTTTTGTTAGAAAAGAAACAGAAAAAAAATTATTATCAAGATTATTTACTGTGTTTCAAAATGCTTATCATCATCTTGAAGATACACGAGACATAAAATATGAACCTTATAAACAAGCTTATAAAAAAGTAAAACCAATATTAGACGATAGTATTGATAAATTATTAAATAAATAGGAGTAATAGATGTACGAAAAAAAAGAAATGAAAAACAACACTGGTGCTTTATTTACAGATGATAAAGTATCAATTGTAAGAAAAGGCACAATTAAAATTAATGATGAATTGCGTTATGCAAGTATTATAAAATTTAAAACACCAAATAGTGATGAAGCTAAATATGAATTATCTTTATCTGTTGGATTACTTCATGTAAATGATGCAGATAGTAAGAAAAGTGAAAAATCACCTGATATAAGTGGAACTATTACTGTAGATGGTCAACAGTTAAAGTTTGGTGGTTGGAGTAAAGTATCTGATGAAGGTGTTAAATATACTAGTGTAGGCATGACTGATTCAGTGAAAAAAGAAGAATCAACAAGTGAGTCTTACTTTCCAAGTGATGAAGTAGATGATGGTTTGCCATTCTAAATGTCTAAAAGAATTGTTGATAAAAAACATCTTAGATATGTTTCTACATTACCCTGTTTTATTACAAGAGCAGGGTTTATGAGTTGTAAAGGACCAATACAAGTTCATCATCTTTTAAAACCTAATGAGGGTTACAAAGGAACATCAAATAGACTTGGTGTTAAAAGTAACGATTCAGATGTAATTCCTTTATGTCAATTTCATCACGCACAACTTCATACTAAGTATGGTAATGAGTTGAAGTTCTTAAAACATTATGGATTTAAAGAAACAGCAGCACAAGAATATGCAAAGCAACTATGGGAACAAAAATCAGCAGAATGGGATCAAGATGATAGCGATTTACCCTTTTAAAATAAATTAAAAATATTCCAAAAAGTATTGTATAATTATTACAAATTGGTATAATACTTGTATGTTAAATAAATTGAATTATAAAATGAATTACAAACCATACTATTTCTTGACCACTGGTCGTACTGAATCATCTTCAAATGTTATGTACACTTTAAGAAAATCAAAACTTACTTGGATTGAAACTGAATCAGGTCTTGAACCAAGAAAAACTAGTTATCATGTTCAAAATCTATCAACCAATTATATTACTGCTATTGAAAAGGCTAGACAAATAGCTGGTAATGTAAAACTTAAAATTACACCAAAACAAGATACTAGATCATGGGGTGAAGGTTCTTTAGATTCTAATCAAGATTCAAAATATATTAGCAAATTAGCAATTGAAGATATTAAAAAAAGCTTTTTAAGTCAGTATCAGGAACTTTCATATATTCAGGTTGTTCCTAATACTGAAGATAGAATATCTTTAGAAGGTAAAATTGTAAGTACCAAGTTTGTTGATAATGACTTTGGTGGTTCTACAAAAATGCTTTTTGAAGATGACAGAGGTTTTAGACTTTGGGGTGCTTTACCTAAAATACTTAATGATAATGAATCTGACTTAAACAATATGAGTATTAGATTTATTGCACAAGTAAAGGTAAGTGATAATGATAAATGTTTTGGTTTTTATAAAAGACCAACAAAAATAGAGGTGATATAAAATGAAATACGAACTATATGTATATCTAACCAAAAGCAAATTTTGGTTTAAAGTCTTAAAAACATCAGATCAAAGATACTTTGATTACAAGAAAAGAAAACTTGTACAAGATGGTCATAAGGTAAAAGAAACAATACAGATATTAGGTGCTTAATATGAGTAGATTATTTAGAGAAATGCATGATAAATGGGAAAACGAACCTGAAACATTAACACCTGAAGAACAACTTGAAAGAGCAGAGTTTAACAAACAGGTAGCTGAAGATGAATACAGGGAAGCTAAGCAAAATGTTCTATATGGAACAAAAAATGCTAATATTAAATAAAAAGGGGTGAAATATGCATTTAGAAGATTTTGTATACAACAACAAAGATACTTACATCAATAACTTTTATCGTTGGTATCACGCAAATACTGTGGAAAGAGAAATCTACAAAGAACCAAAACTACCTCAAGACGATGCAGAAATGATGTTTCGTAAGATGTGGGGTTATAAGCAATTAGAAGAAAATGTATTTTGTTAATTAATAAGCAGATATTATGAGAATTAAAAATTTTAGCAAAGCAGATATTGAATTTATAAAAAAATGTTTGCGTTATTACAAAAAAAATAAAGGTGTTAGTAGTAAAGATGAAAACAGAATGAATTATCTTTTAAACAATTTAGATAAGAATGAAAATAAAAAAATATTTTCAGATATTATAGATATATACAGAAAAGCTATTACTGGTGAGATGTATCATGATGATTTACATTAGAGAGAAATAAAAACATTTTGATTAAAGAAAAATTTAATGAACAAAAATACTGGGAAGAAAGAACAGATGCTTTCTTAAAAGAAACAGAAACAATAAATCAGTGGAATAAAAAGTCACAGATTGAACAGCTAAATCACATTAAAGACTTAGAAAAACACATAGATTATATTCAAAGCGTGTTAAAAGAAAAACAAGATGAGTTGTTTTGTGCCAAGATTGAATATGAAAAATCTAATGAATAAACTCAATTTTAACAAAAAGAAAGAGAACACACAAGGAGTGCAATTTAGAATTGATCCAAAAACAAATCAAAACTTAACAGCATTAAGAAATTATTATTCTGCAGAAGCAGGTAGAAAAGTTACGACAGGTGAGATTTGTAAAAAACTAATCAATCAACACTGTAAAGATGTTCTTTAAGCTTTTTCAGACTTATACATAATATTAAGTCCTGCTAAAGTACATAGGCGATTTTTTTCATCTAAACCTTTAGAGGTAAGCTTATAATCATTACCATTTAATTCTATATAACCATGTGTTATTAAATCAGTTAGATGATCACTTGGAATAGAATCACCAAACATAATGTTTAAAATACCACCTAATCGTTTGGTTTGTGTCTTGCTAAGTGCCATTATATTATTAAAAGTGTTGCAGTTATTAAAAGTAAAAAATAAAGCATAGGTTCATATCTATTATTAAACATGACTCCAATCTTGACCTTGAAACAGTAAAGCTTCAGCTTCCCTTCTTCTAATAAGACCTTCATTAACTTTACCACCTGCTTTATTCCATCGTTTAATCTGTTCAGGTACATTGTCAAAATCTTTACTATTTAAAACTTTAAGCATTGTTGATGAATTAAGGTTTGCACCACCTAAATTAAAGGTCCATGAAACTAATGCGTCAAACATACATTGATCAATGTCAACTTGTACTGCCTTGTTTACTTCTTCTTCGTAAACTTCTATATCTTCCATTAATAAAGATTCTGCTCTTTCATGTGTTATAACCATGCCATTTGATACACCTTGTGTTGAGCCATATCCAATTGTCCAAACACCAGCTGCACATTGATAACTTTCAAGTTTACAACCTTCAAACTTCTTTATTAAACTTATACCCTCTTGTGATATTTCCATATTATTCTCCCCATGTTCCGTCATTTCTGACTTTTGCTGTTTTTTTACCACCCCAGTACTCAACTGCGTGTCCTTCATCAATGAGCATTTGACAAATACTTTTGCCATCTTCTGTATAAGGAATCCCAAGTATTCTGCCATATTTACCTTTGCCAAGTGATTGTACTTTAAATGATCCTACGCATAGTTCTATAAGTCTGTCTTTTGCTTTAAGTCCTAATGCCTTTTCTTCTAAATTTCTTGTGCGTGATTCAGGAGTATCTATACCTGCTAACCGCACTCTTTGTTTGTGTAGCTTTACTGAAAAGCCTAAATCTAGCACTACATCTATGGTATCTCCATCTACTACCCTATCCAATAAAGCATTGTATACGAATGGTGTAACGCTATTAGACATGACTACTTATCTTTTGCTTTCATAATGTTGAGAGCAAGTAACTCTACAACTGAATACAATTTTTTAATCATATTGTCATCTTTTGGTGTCGGAGTTAATGCACAAACAATTGATGCAATACATACAACGCCTGTAATAATCCCTAACCAATCTCCTATAAATCCAAACATAATGTTCTCCTTTTATTTATGGAGTTTTAATTCTATCAGATATTTACTTAGGTTTGTCAACTGTTACCCTTCTGTAATAAACCACAACATCTTTTAATTCAGTGATATATCGCTTTAATTCTTGCATATTGTATGCCATTACCTCGTAATCAGGTATGGTCATAGCTAAGAAAACAAGCTCACCTTCTTGTTCTTCTATCATTGCTAATTGGTCTTCCCAGTTCTCAGGAGTTATTACAATCCATCTAGGTTCTTGTAAATCAATTTCTCTAGGCATATCTCT